ATCAATAACTTTCAAATTATTGGTGATGCTATTGTTGAGGTAGATGAAGAGACAGCAAAAGTTAAGGATGCATTAAACAACTTGAGTGATGCACTACTCGGTAAAGTACTTGAGAAAATGACTACCAATGAGATACGGGCTCTAGCCTCACTACCTCCAATTGATGAACCTACTAACCCTGCTCAGTAATGTTATATTTTATCACTGAAACCTACCTAAAAACAAACACACCCATTACAGCCAATGTGGATGTGACTGATGTAACCCCATACATTGCTACACAATCAGCACTACGGATACAGCCTATCCTGGGCACTACGTTCTACAATCACATGTTGACTGCTTACAACAATCAAACTCTTACACCGGATGAAATAGATCTAGTAGAGTTCATTCAACCGGTCATTGCATGGAGGTCTGCAGAAGATGCAGTCTTTGGGTTGACCTATCAGCTAAAAAACAAAGGGCTTCAAACTCAAAACGGAGATTATTCTGCAAGCGTATCCCGTTCAGAGGTGGCATTTGGTATGGAGCACTATGCACAGAAAGCTAGTTTCTTTGAGCAACGTCTTATCAGATGGCTCCTAGCTAACAACTGCAGTTTTTTTCAGTGGAGCTCATGCTTACCAAAGTGCTATCTCTTATCCTGGTATCAATTGAGGTCATGAGCATAAACGAAAACTACAAAGCAGTGAAAGGATTGGACCTATGGCAGGCAATGAAGAACTTGTTTGCTAGAGCTAAGGATATTAAAAAAGAGGTCGATGAAATTAGACACGAGCAAGATATTACAGGAACGCCTATCTAATAGTCAGTACTTCCATGAGGAGTCTGAGAAAAAACAAATCTATCTACACCACACTGCAGGCAATGGTAACCCCGTAGCTGTTTCTAGGTGGTGGAATAGTAATGGGGATAGGATTGCTACCGCATTTGTAGTGGGTGAGAAAGGATCTATTGTGCAGTGCTTTTCATCTAAGCATTGGGCCTACCATCTAGGCATAGATAGTCAAGACTTTTCTGCTCATGGACTCAAGTACCAAAACCTAAACAAGCTATCAGTAGGTATTGAGATATGCAATTGGGGTCCATTGAAGCTAAAGGATGGAAAGTACTACAACTATGTCAAGGGAGTGGTGGACCCGTCAATGGTAACCACATTAGATACACCATACAAGGGTAATAAATTTTGGTACAAATATACGGATGAGCAAATTGAAAGCACTCGACAATTAGTGGAGTACCTGTGTGAGACCTATGACATTCCCAAGGCATATCGAGCTGAAATATTTGCCATTGATAAAGAGGCATTCAAAGGTACTGCAGGGATCTACACGCATAACTCAGTACGCAAAGACAAGGCAGATATATACCCATGTCCTAGAAGTCCAGGATAGTGATACCATCCGCATAGCTACTGTGGACTCATTCCCAATAGTACACAATGACACTATCTTTTGGGAAAAGTTCATCGCGTATCGCGATACGGTAATAAAGTTCAATAACATCTATGTGCCTAAGACTAGATGGCAAACAAGGATTGAGTACAAAGAACGGGTCAAGACCTTAAAGATTAAAGGTGATACTCAATGGAAAACAGCCAAGGCTAAACAGGTGGTCAAGTACAAAATACTATGGTGGCCTGTGATTGTTGCGTTTATTCTAGGTATATTGCTCCGTTTTTTAATCCAAAAGGGGCTACTTGACAGGATTGCCCTGCTGTTTAAGCTATGAGAAAAAGACTATTTTATGACATTGAGACCTCTTTCAATGTCGGTGTATTCTGGAGAACAGGATACAACCTAACCATTAATCCAGGTGATATCATTCATGAACGGGCTATCATTTGCATATGCTACAAATGGGAGGGTGAAGAGGAAATTCACAGCCTAACATGGAGCAAATCACAGAGTGATAAGAAAATGATTGAGGCATTTGTCAAAGTACTTCATGAAGCAGATGAGATTGTGGCTCATAACGGTGATAGGTTTGACCTCAAATGGATACGTACAAGGGCTTTATTCCATGGCATTGGTGTTATGCCATCCCCAAAGACCATAGACACGCTTAAATGGGCTAAAAGGTACTTTAATTTTAACAGCAACAAACTAGACTACATTGCCAAGCTCCTAAAGGTAGGTGCTAAGATGGAAACTGGAGGCCTTGACCTGTGGAAAGATATAGTATTCCGCAAGGATCAGGATGCATTAGATAAGATGGTGGAGTATTGCAGGATGGATGTTCAGGTCCTTGAGTCAGTATTTGAGAAACTAAACAGCTATGCCTTAGTTAATCACAACTATGCTGTGCAATATGGTGGTGATAGATACGAATGTGCTGAATGTGGAGGGATTAATCACCGGTACAATAAGAAAGTAGTCACAGCTGCAGGAACAGTGCACCATTGGCTCCAATGTAGAGACTGCAAAAAGCACAATAAGGTAAATAACCTGGTGTTTACCAAGTATCAGGAGTATCTTTACACCCGTAAGAAAAACATTTCATAAGGTTATCCCATTATTTTTACTGAGATTATCCCCTTATAGCACCCATAAGTGCGGTAGTTTATCCCTTTTATTACCCATTATAATGTGAGTTTCACGTTATTACCCTGTTTTTATGTCATTTTCACCACAATTCTACACTTATAATGTGAGTTCCTTATCTTAAATTTGTGCATAACTAAAAAAAAATGTGCAAAATAATTTGCGGATATGAAACTTTTTATATCTTTGTCAAGTATTAACACTTAAAAATTATTTATGAAACAGTTTGAAAGAGCCCTTGACTTTATCAAGACCAACCAAAACAACGCAGAAACACTTGCTTTATTCTTAGAGCAACTGCTTGTAGAAGCTACTGAGGAAATGACCCAGACAGCATTAGATAACACTGAAGATTTTTTAGACATCCTAAACGTAAACAAATGAAAAAAGAACTATTAAATGTAGTAGCAAGTTTTGCTGTGGTCGTGGGTACCATGGTAGCAATGTATCACACTTTAATCTTAATGATATGCAAGTAAGTATAGAAAATAACAGAGCATATTTTGACTTTGATGAGGTTCATGGGAATTGTGAGTTCAAGATCACTAACATTACGGATGAGGACTATGAGGTGGAGCTGAGTGAAATACAAGCCACTCAAGTTATTGGTGAGGTGGAGCTTGACTACATCCTTAATGACATGCAACTTGACCAACTCAATGAGGAGATTATTTGGTGCATCCAGGATACTAACATGGTTAGAGATATGCAGGACTTTGAGAATTACTTTGATGAGGATGAATGGAGGTATAATGCATAGAGACCTCACAGAGATGGCGAGATGGTGGACCAAGCAGTCATTTGCAGGAGACAAGGGAGGCTCCTTTAATACCTCCCTATATTTAGAATACTTAAAATGTAAAAACTCATGTACAGATTACTCTACTATTATGACTCAAGGCTCGCAGAGAGCTATGACTTCCCTACCAAAGCCTTGTGTCATTGGAAAGTCAACCAATTCAGGGCAGCAGGAACTCATATTTACGGACACTTTGTAATTACCAAGATATGCGACAGGATAAAATACTAGAAATACTCTACCCATACATCCCTGCTCAAGTACTTGGAGACTATCTTGGGTTGACTGTATCTCAGGTGTACAACAGAACGTACAAAAGAGGTATTAAGAAAGACCCAAAGATAAAGAAAGAGATTAACCGGTCTTTGATATTAAACGCAGGTAAGCACACAAGATTTGAGAAAGGCAATAAGTCATGGAACGAGGGCAAAAAATGTCCTAATTTACTCCTTACCAATGCAGCCAAGACCATGTTTAAGCCTGGTAATAAGCCTCACAATACTAAAGAGGACAATGCCATGAGCATACGCAAAGATACTAGCGGTAGATTGTACTACTACAGTAAGCTTGCAGATAGCAAATGGGTGCTCACTCATAGATTGATGTGGGAGCAGGCCAATGGACCCATCCCAGCTAAACACATTGTACGGTTTATTGATGGCAACACCATGAACTTACAGATATCTAACCTTGAGTGCATCCCAATGAGTGAGAATGCTAACCGTAACACACTACACAGCGGATGATCTACAAAAAGAGATTGAAAAAGCACAGGCAATCAGTGGCCTAGGTAATGTGATTATAAATTCAGCTAAGATTGAGGTGGACTTCATGAAAGCAACAGGAATGATATCCACTACCTCGGACTTATTCAAAGGAGTTAATGACCCTAAAAGACTTGAAGCATGAAATACGTGAAATACTACAGAATGTGGCTTGAAGATACAGTAGAGCCAGAGGGTGGAACATGGTGCTACATGGGAGCAGATGATAAAAACTTTCTTTATCAGTTAAACTTCCCTTATCAAGAGAATGACCAACCCGAGACCTTAGAGCAGTACCTGCGATGGGGGTATAGAATACAGGAGCTATGAATCAGCACAAAATATACAGGGTGCTAAGGCTCCTGCAATTGCTACAGGAAAAGCCAAGGACAGTGATGGGGATGGCTAGGTACTTAGGAACTAGTGAACGCACAGCATACAGGTACATTCAGCTGTTTATGAAGCTAGACCTGCAAGTAAAGAGAGATAAGTTTAATAAATACTTTATAGAGAAAACATGAGAGGAGAAATAGATGAGACAGTATTTGAGCTCACAAAACTAGCCAATGAGGATCTAATGAATTTAATCCTGGAATACCAACTGAACACCCCGAGCAGGATTGAGTCAGTGACATACAAGAGGTACTATCTGTACAATTTTATGTACAACTACCGGCACATGACATACAGCATGATAGGTAAGTTTTTCAACCGTGACCACAGCACAGTGATACATGGGATGCGTGAACACCAGTATTGGTACAATAAAAAAGATGAGAGATACATGAAGTACATCCACCCATTGCCTGACCTAATTAAGCAGAAACGTGACGATATAAACATCTTTGATGTCAGTGTTATGCCAATGTGTGACGAAGAGGCAAGGGTAACAATCACAGGTAACTACCCTCCAAAGTTATTAACAAAATTCACAGATAAAATGACTACATCCGAGATTGTGTCTATATTTGAG